CTTTATTAGTTGCTCACTGCTAGTCACCCCAGGCCCAGGTTCACCATTCACCACCTCGCGCCCGTCCACTAGATAAACCGCTCTCCACCCGTTCTCATCACTGCTCCGCATCTTCCACGGCACTAGATCAGGGTGCAGTACATGAGAAGAACAGCCTTTATGCTGCCAGTCATCGGGTATGTCATTGCCCCACTTTGCACACTCCCAATTGCCTGCCGCTGTCGCCGTTGAATGAGCGCATGTCCGACAATTCACCTGCTCTGTAAGCTTTGTCTGATGGCAAAACTTGCGAGCTGGACAAAACTTGCATTCCCACCAAGTGGGGTCACTGCTCAAAGGCTCTGGCATCCTGTCTGCTAATGCAATTCGTCTGCCTCGATCAACCAGCTTTTCGGCTGCGTTGTGATCGTAGTGTAGCCGCTCTGTGTAAATTCTGTCATCATTTTTACAGATGGCTACATACAACGCTCGGTGTATCCCCAAGCCATGCATGTAGACCTGCATCTGAGCCCAGTGCATGGGCTTGGACTTCTGAACACCCTGCGAAAAAAGATCCTCAAAGCTTTTCAGCGCATGGGTCTTGAACTCCGCAACATGTCTCGCTTTCGGAGCATCTGGAACCCCAGATTCAATGATCCCGTCTACTGAGCCAGATACATGAGAGCCAAAATCAACTCTGGCTTGCCCGTCCGTTTGTCTGAATACGATCCCGATAGCCTCTAGATCGCTGATGATCGTGGCTTCTTCCATCTGGCCACGTCGGAACAGGCGCAAGATCCGCCCCTCAAACTTCTCAATCACCGCCCACCTGAATGACAGCCACAGCCACCGATCGCATGGATGCCCCAGCATCGAGGCCCCCATGTGCGGCCTGGGGCGCTCTTGTTTGCTTTGGTGCGCAGCGTCTATTGCTTCGATGATTTTGTCTTTGACTATTATTTGAGCCATAATTAACCGTCTCCTCTCCTTTTGAGTTGCTAAGCCCCCCTTGCAGGGGGCTTTTTTTTTGGGTGGGGTGGTTGGATTGATTACCAACTTGTCAGCATTCCTACCGCAGTTTTGTCGCTGTCATGTGGTGGGGTTACTTTGACCCTTTCGTGACCACCCAAAGTGGTCGCCACAATCTTTCTTCAAAAACGGTATCTGACCGTATGGTTGCCGTCTTGGTTCGCCAAGCCGCACCCCTTAATCTTTGCTTACTTCTTATTAGCCCATGGAGGGGCGGCCTTAAATGCCGATGGCGCTTCTGGTGCAGCGGTAGGCATGGACGGGATTGAACCGCCTTGGACGGCCTTAAAGCCTTTCACGTCGTTACGCTCACCGCCTCGGTCGTCCTCTTTGACTGCGACCTTAATCACAAGATCCTTGCCAATCAGTTGATCGGTGTTCGTGACTTTAGACAGTCCAATTGCACGCATCAGCTCACCGAGCTGCTGACGGCCAATCTCCTCAGCTTTTGGATTCGGGTTGCGAACATTGATGATCCCCCAGACAGTACGGCCCTGGTGAGTCGGACCTGTAACCGTGTACATCAGATTTATGTACTCTCCAGTTCCCGCTTTCGTGGGCTTCACGTCGGCCTTTGAAATAGTCACCGCATACCAACCGGCGGGCAGAGGCCCATAGTTGTTGGTTGCCTCGGGCAATTCGTTGATGTCGAATGATTGTGATAAGAAAGCCATGGTTCAGTCCTTTCTGGTTATGGCATAGGACGGCCTTCCAGCCGTTGTGGTAATGGCGTCCAGAAGGGGGGCAGTGATCGACTCATGAGCAGCCTTCCAGGCTGTCATGTTGATCTCTGGCTTCCATCTGAACAGACTGCCTAGGTGCTCGGTTAGACCGGATTCCTGGGCGAGTTCCTGAAGTTTATCAGCATTGACCTTTCGATCAAGCCGACCAACGATCTTTATTTTGTACTGTCCGACATCCTCATTTTTAGTGCCTTCCAGGTCTTTGGGGATCGCCAGAGCTTGGGTAAGTTGATCCTCAATCTCTCGGCGTCTTGCTATTGCCTGAGTCTCGAAAGCTTTCGCCTCCTCCCACTCGCGGGCAAGCTGTTCTAAGCCATTCATAAATATCTCCCTATCGTTGCAGCCGCGTTCACAATCGCGGTCCTAGTTGCTGTGTACGGATCTTGTCCACTGTCCGGCCCATAAAACTCAGCCATCCTTTCGTCACGATCGGGCTGGTGATAGACATTTCCGGACACATCAACCGCATTTAGATTCCAGTTGTGGCGGACACTGAATTTCAGTGCAACCATCAGCCTGAATGCGTCCCTGTCGTCACGCAGCGGATCCCATTTCGTGAACGATGTCGGTGCACCGTACCCGTATGAGCCCACCTCATGATTGAACCAGACATCCAAGCCCACGGCACGCCCGGCCAGTTTCAGAGTTTCTTCATTCATCTTGAAAACACTCCCAGTGCGTTCCTATGTCGTCCCTAGACCTGATTTTTTCGGCCAGGTCTTGCGCGGCAAAAAGCTTTCCGCCCGTGAAATTGTCCCGAGGGAACTCGGTCGGGTCTTCTTGCATGGCGTAGTCGTCGCACATGCGCGCTATCTGCTCTCGCTCAATGCGGGCTATTGCTTGGGCAAATTTGATTGCTACAAGCCCCCAGTCAAGATCCTGATTCTGAAGCTGCGTGTACCTCCAAATTTCTAAGATGTCGTGATTCGTCATGATTGTTTAGGTCTCAATTTTTTTAATAATCGCCCCAAGGTCAGGGCCTTCCCACATCTCTAACTTCCCGCTCCGATCTTTGGCCAGCCATAGCCCGTCAGAGTCGCACATCAGTGCTCGTTGCGTGTTGCCGTCGGCGTCGCGCTCAACTCGCAAAGCAAGCACCTCGTCAAAAAAGTAGGGCAACTGCTGTCCGGTTTTGTTGCCTGGCATACTCGGCGAATAGAGAACCCGACCCATCTCGTCTTGGGTCTTCTCCAATTTCGCACTCATGTAAACGTGACGGCCTGGAAGGTCGCGGAACGCTCTTATGATGTCTGCCATCTGTTCCTGCATGGCGCCGTAAGCTTGCCTGGGGTCTTTGGTCGCCTTCTTCTCGGCGTTGAGAACGACCTCGGCGATCTCCGAGATGCTGTCCAGGGCCACAGATTGAAACTCTTTGGCCTCAGCTGATTCAGTGAGCCATTGCCAAGCCTCTCGCAATGAAGCCATGTCCGATATTTCTATGTAGGGCACATCCGCCCCTGCAATCGAGAGCAAGCCGCCCTCGGCGCTCAGCACTATGGGGGCGGGCAGGGTCGGTATGAGGGAAGTCTTACCCGCTCCGGCCTGACCGTAGACAAGCAGTTTCACGCCAGAAGCCGCGAGGGCCTTGGTTGTTTTAAGGTTGATAGCCATTTTCATATCTCCTAGAAGGGCGCCGGCGGCGCGGGTGGTAAAGGTTCCTGACGGAACGGGGTTTTTGGTGGTTTTGGCAGCGGGTTCCCTTTGTACGTGGGGAAGGGCCAATTCGGTGGAGGGGTTTCCATGTGATGGGGGCTGTGCCCCCCTCCTTTATTTTGATGTGGTCTTGACGCTGTAAACCGCCGTCACTTTTGTGTGGGCGGCAATGACATCGGACCCGATGCCCTGGGCGGCGCATAGGGCCTTCCAGTCGGTGACCGAGCGATTGGACTCAACCACGGTAGAGCGGAACAGCACGCCTTCATGCACTCCGCCTGCTTCGCGCATGGCGGCCTTGATGGCATCTGCCTTCTTGGTCAGAACGTCAATCTCGGCCAACAGCGCGCCAAGTTGGTCAGTTTGCGTCAGTTGCAGGTCGTTGTTCTTCATTTTCGTTCCTTTCGTTTATCGAGCCTTCAGACAATCTGTTCGCTCGATGTATGTATTATGGGGCGTGACTGTTAGCCTGTCAACACCCCGTTGTAATTAAAATGGTACATCCTCAATCTGACACTGCACCCAGTCACGTGCCCACTCTAATGCGTCCTCCATTGAATCGCAGGTGCCGATCAAGTTGGATTTAGTCGGATAGTCTGACGACCAGATCAGCACGTAGTCTCCAACGCGACAAGCCCACACTTTGTAAAAGTCTTGGTTGTAGATCATTTCCATGTTTCGTTCTCCTCGTTGCCGCGCTGTCAGACGATTCTGTTCGCTGCGGTATTGACAGTGTGCACGCTCTCACCTCACAATGTCAACACCCAAACAAAGAGGAGGGCAAAAAATGTTGTTAAGTTTAGAACAGATCAAAGCGGCCTTGGCTGACCGACGCATCAGCGCCGTTGCAGCAGCCACTGGCCTGCACGCAAACACGCTGCACCAGATCAAGAAGGGGAAACAAACAAACCCCTCATTGCGAACGATCACTATCCTGTCAGACTATCTCATCCGTCAAACACAACCGATCCTCTAAACATGGCTGATCTAACGCACATTCTGGGAGGCCCCTGGTCTCCCCCCCAGGAAGTTGCCCCGCTACCTATTGAAGTGCAGTTTAGTAGAGCTATTGAAGAGGCCGGCCTCGACGCCCCAGATGAATTTATTCTTGACGGTCGCATCCACCGATTCCGCTCCGGAAGCAGCAGGAAAACGCTAGACCGCTCCGGTTGGTACGTGGGCCACCTGGACGGCGTCCCATGCCTCACGTTCGGATGCTGGCGGGCGAATTTGACTCAGACGGTTAAAGCCGACATCGGGAAAAAAAGGTGGACCCCCGCGGAGGAAATGGCCCACATCGCCCGGATCAATGCTGCCAAGCGATTGAGAGATGAAGAAATCGAGCGTGATCGTTCTGTAGCCGCGTCAACAGTAGAAACAATTTGGCGAGACGGCGCCCAGGCAAGTCCAGATCATCCATACCTCAAACGAAAAGGGGTCCAGCCCCACGGCGCCAGAGTTACAGGTGATGGCAGGCTCATGGTTCCCTTGTTCTCAGAAGACGGCGAGCTTTCAAGCTTGCAGTACATCAGCGAAGACGGGGGGAAGCTTTACCACACAGGCGGGCAGACAGGTGGGCGGTTCTGGATCATCGGCACTCTCGATCATCCTGGTGTTCTGTACATCGCCGAGGGTTTTGCCACCGCAGCCACGATCCATGAGGTCACCGGAAGGCCATGCGTCGTTGCATACAGCGCAAGCAACTTGATCCCGGTAACCGGCTCACTAGTAGAGATGCACCCAGGTCAGAAGATCGTGATTGTGGCCGATAACGATAAATCAGGGGTCGGGCAGCGTCATGCGGAACAGGCCTGCGCTAAATTCGGGGTCACGTACATCATGCCCCCCATCGAGGGCGACGCAAACGACTACGCCCAGGCTGGACACAATCTAGCCTTGCTTCTGAACCCCCCTCAAGAGTCGTGGCTCATCCCAGCCGACGATTACTGCCAGAAGCCCGCCCCGATCAAATGGCTCATAAAGGGTTGGCTGCAATCCGACGCCCTAATCATGATCCACGGCCCCAGCGGCGGCGGTAAAACTTTCGTGGTCCTGGATTGGTGCTTGAGATTGGCATCCGGCATGACAGAGTGGGCAGGCCACCGAGTCAAGCCATCCAAGATCGTTTACCTAGCAGGCGAAGGCCACCACGGCCTACGTGCCCGGATAGCAGCCTGGAAACAGCACCACGAAGCCGGCAGTCTATCAATGTGGCTCAGTCGCTCCGGATGCGACTTGAACACCCCAGACGGCTATCTATCCACCTCCACCCACCTGAAGCAACTTCCCGAGCCACCCGATCTCATCGTCATTGACACTCTGCATCGGTTCCTAAGCGGCGATGAAAACAGCGCACAGGACGCTAAAACCATGTTAGACGCCTGCGCCCAACTCATGCGGGAATTTAACTGCTCAGTGCTGCTCGTACATCACACCGGAGTCAGCGAAGAAGCCCAGCACCGAGCCCGAGGATCATCAGCTTGGCGCGGAGCCCTTGACATTGAGGTGAGCATCATTCCAGCAAAAGATGAGGCGCCGATGCAGATCGTCCAGCGCAAAGCAAAAGATAGCGAATTTGCCCCAGAAGTCTTTGCACGCATCCAATCCGTCCAGATCAATGGATGGATTGACGAGGATGGCGAACAAGTATCCAGCGCCGTGATTCAAATAGTCGAT